ATTAAAATAAAAAAATATGGAAAAGTATATTTATTTAGACAGGGAAAACGCAAAGAAAGGTATAGCCCTTGTTTTTGCAGCCAAAGATCATCCGGTAAAGGATTATCCGGCATATTTTGGGGGTGAGGCAATAGAGTTTGTCGGAGAAGATCTTCCACATTATATCACCTACGTACAAGACGGAGATAAGGAGTATGTACGTGAAGCCACACGAATAGAACTGTATGAAAGGGGAATAATATCCCTTCCCGCAAATGAAACTATTTCGGATGGTGCTATCGTAAAGAAAACACGTGAGCAGCTTGTAGCCGATGGTGTAATAACCTTGGAATCGGAACTGTCTAAAGCCCGGTTCGATCGAAAACGCCAATTAGAGGCGGTAGATTTGTACGATAAAGCAGTATTGCGCGGTGATGTTCAAGAAACAGAAATGCAAAAAAGTATCCGGGATACCTATCGAAATAATTGGCTTACTATCACTGACCGATATACGGATATTAGTGTTCCCATTGAAAGCATGTATCCACTGATGCCTGATTTCATTGCTTACTTCTATTCTTAAATTTATAAACAATAAACAGATAAAGCTATGATTCTACTAGTATTAATGTCGTTCATTCTCATTGCCGGTTACGTCTTTGCAATGATAAAGAAGATGAAAGAAATCCCTTATTCTATCAGTGATACCTACTATGCCCTGACGCATAAGTTCTGGTTCGGTTTATGTATGATCGGCTCCGGTGTATTGCTTCTTCCGGCAGCATTTGAAGCAAGCACGGAAAACAGCCGGTTTCTTGTATTCCTTTCGGTTGTCGGGATGATTGTATTGGGGGTATCTCCTAATTTTCGAACAGAACAAAAAGTTCCTCACTGTATCGGCGCTGCCATGTCTTTGATCTTCTCCCAGATATGGGTAGGTTGCAATTCTTGGTATTGGTTACTGTTATGGGTTGGATTCATTGCGTACATGGTTATCTCCATGAAGAAGCACTGGACAGGCAATTTCATCTCTGACTTCATAAAGAGAAAGCCTATGTTCTGGATTGAGGTAATTTCGTTGTTAACCGTTTATCTGACTTGTATCCTATGAAAGAAGCAATAGTACATACCACAACCGGAGGATTTGCCGCAATAGCCACTGCATTTGTTGCCGAATCATTGCAAAATATGATTCCATGGCTGATTGTCTCATGTGCTGTAATCCTCTGTGATCTCCTATTCGGAGTGAGGAAAAGTATGCTAATGGGCGAAAAGGTCAGATTCTCACGTGCGATCCGTGCCACTATGGGGAAGATGGTCACTTACTTCGCTTTCGTCTGCATGGTCTGCATGATTAGCGTAGCAAGTCACAATGAATATCCTATAGATGTGTATTCCTGTTTATTGGTATGCTTCATAGAGGGGTGTTCGATAGTCGGGAATATACTGAAGCCAAAGGGGATTAACATCAATCTTATCGGGGCTTTGGGCGTGTTTGGTAAGAAGGTGTTTAAGGTTGACAAGGAAGATGTGAAGGATATAATCGAAAAAGAGGAAATACATGAATCAAATAAATAAAATCAGCGCCTTAGCCAGCAAGCTTCTATCCAAGATCGGCATAGATGGCATGGCTCACATTATAGTGTGCCAGAACTTGGTAATGTGGCTATCGAAATATACGCCACTGTGGTTAGCAATCATTATAACCGTCGTAATCTTCGTTCTGAAGGAAGTATACGACAAGTACTGCAAGAAAACAGAGTTTTCAATTAAAGACATCATCTGTGATTGCGTAGGTCTGGCATTGGGAGTATTAACATTGATATTATAGGAGGAAATAAACATGAGTTTACCAAGAGGTTTGAGAAACAATAATCCGGGTAACATTCGGATCACAAAAGATAAATGGCAGGGATTGAGAGAAAAGCAGGAGGACAAATCGTTCTTCCAGTTTACGGAAATGAAATGGGGTTACCGTGCCCTTATCCGAACCTTGCAAAACTACCGTAAAAGACACGGCTGTAAGACGATTGCCGACTTCATCAAGCGGTGGGCACCGGAGAACGAGAACAATACAGCCGGATATATCAGCCGTGTATGTAGCGAAATGCAAGTCCCGAACACATACGTTCCGGACATCAACGACAAAGCAACCATGTGCGCTTTTGCTGCCGCCATCTCACGTGTTGAGAATGGAGTTCCGGCTGTTATGGCTGACATAGAAGCCGGATGGGATTTATTATAAACTTTAATCAATAGGAGGAACAATCATGGCAACAATAAATTTGGAGTTCAAAAAGAACAGTAGCGTATGGTATGCGGAATTTCAGGTAAATTCTGATTTCAATATTCATTTGGAACGCAACAACTACGGTCGGGTGAATATTCTTCAACGGACGACAAGTGAGGGGAATTTTGAACCCGTTGTTTTGCCTGGAAGTCTTGCGTACAATGCGGGGACAACCATAGACTGTGATTTTTCGGCATTAGTCTATCCAAAGACAATTCGTGTTGAAAGTGACAGCGAAGTATTAAGTGGAACAGTAACCGAATCCGGCAATGAAGCTTAACAGGGTGTCTTTAAATGTAGTGGGGCTTAACCGGATCGGATTAAACCGGATCGGTTCGCCCTCCCGTGGCTCTTCTTCCGGTTCCGACCGTTCTTACATCGACCCAGAAGTATTAGCCTCTCTTAAAGCTGTAGTTATAGTTGGCAATAAGACTAATAATGATTCTGATAGAGCTATAGTCAAGAACTTGGTGGACCCTGACAATCCGTTTGTGATTAGCAACGCAGCTTACACTGAAGGAAGTGGCTACGCAGATAAAGATAGTCCTTACTATGGTGCCTTCGTCACCGACGGAATCGACGACCTGATTACTTCCACCAAGACCGTACAGGAGATGCTGGGAGGTAGTAACGAGATTACGGTGGTGAGTATGGCTCATTTTATAAAAGGAGAATCAAATGCACCTGAAATATGTAGAATTAATCAAATAAGAAGAGACACGAGAAGCATTAGAAACTCAATTTCTAAAATAGGAAAGAGTGGTATATTTGGTTATACATACAAAAATGGAGTAACAACCATAAACAATATTTTAGGGGACAAGAATGATTGTACAGCAGAAGGTAATTTAGACGGTATCGTTGCTCCATTTTCCGTAGAAGGTTATTATTACAATAATAATTCAAATCCTTTAGAGCTATGTTCTATTGCTTGGTACTGGACAATCATCGCCAACAAGGTACTGATTACCGACCAAATCAACCAAGTAATCGCTTACTTCAACTTGGATAGAACTCTTAAACCTGATATACTGTGTAACACTATCAAACAGGGAATCACCAACGAGAATCACGCAGAGTTTGGCGACAAGCTGATTGACTTTTCAGGTAACGGTAGGGATATTCAGTTGAACAATCTAGCTTGGAAGGGGGATTCAGGTATTGGGAAGTATGAGGTTGATTTTCTCGATTCTAGTATATGGAACAGTAGTAATTCAACTATAACGAGTAGTAAGATAGATTGTAAAAATGCTATAAGTCATATTATGCTACTGTATTATAGCGTAGGGAGTAAAGAATATCCAGACATTCCTTCGTTTAAGGTTATTAAAACAGGAGCCGATATTGATTATAGCTATATTGATGAAACTGGGTCGCCTAAATCAGTTAAAATTGTAGATGGGGTGAATGTATTACCAGCTTCACATAACACTTTGTATAGTGGCTCTGGTCGATTTTGTGGTTTTGGTAATCCGGGTATGGGTAATAGTGTTACCATCACCCAAATCCCTTCCCACGCAGGTGCTCTCTGGCTTGACGGAGTAAATGACTTCGGTAAGGTGACAGGGATGCCGATTTACAAGGATTATACGGTAGTAACCGATAGAGAAATATTTGCTAATATTGGAGCTATATTGTCAAAGAATAATCCGGGGGCATTTGTGGAAACTGCCGGAAATAGTGTTTATAGTTTTGGTCAAGCTACTTCTGGTCTAAATTTTATTTCTACTAGAAGTATATCTTATTTATCTAAATACTCTTATTGCGGGCAATCTATAACAGCAGGTGCAGCAGAAGATGGAACTGATATGTGGTTAGGCACGATACGAGATAATGATAGCCGTTTCTTCAACGGAGCTATCTACTCTCTCATGTCCTTCCCATATAGTATGTCCGAGTTCTTGATAGAGCGCCAGTTGAAGAAGCATAAGCTGGGTACGCTGTATCCGGATATGGTGGAGTTTAGACCGATAGTGAAGAGTAATCTACCTTATTCTTCCATAACCTATTCTGTTAATCCCGGAGAATATATCTCTGTAGATAGCATGGTTACCATCACTGTAACGTTGCCAAATACCTCTGATAAGCTAATGGAGGTATCGTGCAATGCTATCAGTGATATATCCATATCCGGTGACAATGGCGTTTACGAGATTACGGGAAAGATAGTCAAATCCCCTCAAAAGATAAACCTTGTTATCTCCAGTTACTTGACAATGTTAAGCAACTCAACTTTAATTTCAAATGAAACATTAATTAAAAACGAATGATATTATGGAAAAGATATTTGATATAGCAAAAGACAGTGAACAATCGTGGGGCACTTTATCTACTGCGATTGATGGAAACTTTGATGATACAGCAAAGTTCCTATTAGCAGATAAGATTCCATGCGGAGATAATCTGATTACACAGTCAGCAGAATTATCCGAAGGATGGAGCTATGAAAATGGTATATATACCCATGCAAGCGGATACGATAATGCCCTTGCTTTTACACTTACTACTAGCAAAGGGAAAAAATATCTTGCCAAATTAACAAAAGGTATAGAAGGTTCTGAAAATTCCATTATGGTAGGTATCGGAGATAAGACACCGATAGATACGTATAATGGTGAACTGATAGCCTATATTGGAATGATTAGCGATGGTGGTTCTTTGAAGGTGTTCCCATCGGCTAAATATGCGTCAACTTTAGAAGTTGAGTTATATGAAGTGGTTGATAAGTCATCCGCCAGCCAACTCATATCTTACGGTCGGCAAAATGTATATATTAATATAGGGGATAATGATATATCAAGTTGGTGGGATGTTGCATTAGGCTATAAAACGCTTGGGAAATCTGAAAACTCAACGAGATGTATTGGCATAGGAACAATGTCACTTTCTGAACTTATTTCCGGCTCTCGTAATATTGCAATTGGTACCTATTCTACTGCATATATACCGAGTGGTAAGGATAATGTTGCGATAGGGGCTGATACTCTCTATCCATGTAGAAAAGAATGTAATAGTAATGTTGCAATTGGAAGATCAGCTCTTGGAGGGACAGAGCATCATGAAACTGTCGGTATCGGAACTGGGGTATTAGGTTTTTATACGGGTGCAGGTTCTTCTCAATGTGTTGTCATTGGACATAATGCGAGTCAAAATTTAGTAGATAGTGAAGTGAAAACAGAAGGGTGTACGGTTGTTGGTTATGAGGCAGGAGCTTATGGTAATCAAAAAAATACTTATATAGGTTATAAGGCAGGTAGGTACTGTAAGGGAAGTAACAATATTATGGTTGGTGCTGATAATGGAGGTAGTGTTAATCAATTAAATGATGTAATCCTTCTTGGCAATAATACTAAGGCGTCAAAAGACGGTCAGATGATTCTTGGTTCGACGGCACAGACAGAGGTTATATTACTTGGAAACAAGAAACTTATTTTCAATGAGGATGGGAGTGTTACTTGGGAGCAAGTATAATAGTCTGATAAGTAATTAAACAGTAAGCAATTATGAAATACATTACATTCCCCACAGAAAATTTGAACGAGATACCGCAGGAGGTACTCGATGAACTGCACTTGGTTCCGAGAAAGAGCGTTGACGGTACACAGGTGATTATGAAATTGGATCACTATGAAAAGTTGTTTCCAAGTATCATGACTCTGCCGTTACTGGACGAAGAGGAGACTCCGCAAGAGCCGGTTTACCCTTATCCGGTCTACGAGGGCGAAAAGCTGAATACTTTGCTGGCAAGTTCGGAGTGGTCTTCAAGTGATAGTATTCTATGAAAACCCTTCCTTGGATGCTAGTCTGCCTGTTGATTGGCGTGATCGTGTGGATGCAGTGTAATCCGCACGATCCGTCAATGGTGTACATTAAGGGAGATACTGTACGTATCCGAGACACAATAAGAGACACAATACCCAAACCGGTAAAGGAAGCTCTAAAACGTACCGATACGGTATATTTACCGATCCTGATAGATACTACCACCGATAGAACCGTAGAAGGCGATTCGATTCCGGTACTAATACCGATTACAAGTAAGGAGTATAAGACCGATGATTACCGGGCGGTAGTCAGTGGGTATAATCCCAACCTTGATTCTATGGAAATATACAGGGATAATAAAATTATTACTTTCCCGCCTTTACAGAAGAAGAAACGCTGGGGATTAGGTTTACAAGCAGGATATAGTTATCCGGGTGGTTGGTACGTAGGAGCTGGGGTTAGTTATAACTTATTTATATGGTAATACCGGCACTATCTTCACAGACCGTTTCCGGTATGAAAAGTTTAAGTTTCACTTATATAACAATTTCCTACGGAAAAAGGTTTTAAAGGAAAGGAGGATAAAATGATACATTAATTAATTCTAAGTACTAAGTTTATCCGGTAAAGTAGAAGGCCGGTAATCGTTAACAAATAACCTTCAAGAGTTATACTTTGTGTTTGTCCCTGGCTATGTAGTCGGGGATTTTTTTTATTATTTGTCGTATATAAAATAA